ATAAGTTAAAAATCCCTTGGCCTGATTTGTGCCTGTTCCATTTACGTTATTAGCTCCCTCTTGAACTGCAAAATCTAAGGCCAGCTCTGATTTGATGTAGGATTCGATATCCAAAAAGCTATCGTCAATCATTTGCTGAGTAATTGCAGGATTTGCGTAAAGATCAAAGGCCTCAATATATCTAATCGGAGCAAAGGCCAGTGAAGTTGTAAGAGGCCGAGCTTGCTTTTCTGTTGCGCCTACTACTTGGTTGACGGTTGATCTTTCCAAAATTTCCATTTTAGAAGTCCCTATCATTCGCACATCGCAATATTGCCGGAGGCTGTTCATCTCCCTTAAAAGGCCGTAAATCTCTGTAGCGAATTCCGGTCTTACTAAAATCCCTCCCTCGGCCGGCACTCCAATGGATAAATCTTTTTTATCAAAGGACTGGATTCGGTCACCTTGCAAAAAGGAAATCCCCTCGGTGACCTGGCCGGTTCTTATATACTTTTCAAAGGCCTTTTTCTCACGATTTACTTTTTCCTTGCTTTCATCTTGAGAAGACTTCCAACCGTCAAGTTTTTTAAATTCGGCCTTGATAAGCTCTAAAGTGTCTTCTTGTTTTCCTATAATTTGCTCTTGTTTTTCAAGTTTTAAGGTAAGCTCGCTGATTCCCTTGCCTTCCTTTTTAAATTTGTTAAGCTCGTCAATGGGCCCTTTCATGGATTCCCATTCTCTTAAAAATTGATCTTGAAGTTTTTTAAACTCGGAAAACTCTGTTTTAAGTGGGGCCAAATCTAACTCGCCCCTTTCATCTTGAATAAATTTTTTAATTTGTTTTAACATAATCCCCTCGAAAACTAATTTCCTGTTTCCTTGGGGTGAAAAAGATTTCGGCCCTTTTAAGGTTTTTCGGCCGGCCCTTTGGGGTGGCCTGAAATAGATGTTTATTTTTTAACGCTTAAAAATATTTTTTTGGTCTCCTTGATGATCTCCAATATTTCCTTAAAGGTGGCCTCTTCCTTTACACAATTCTCCAATGCCTCATGGGCCACCTCTTTTCCAAAGCCTTCGCTTTGCAAGTCTTCTAAAAACTTATCGGCCAGTCTGGAAAATTCTTTATTGTTTAAAAGATTTTGGATCTTAAAAAATTTAACTGAGTCAACTTGAGCTTTGGGATTCATGGGAAAAGTCACAAAGCTATACTCCCAAAGCTTCATTTCCTTGATGGTCCTAACATCCTTTTCCTTGTCATAATCAACTAGAATGGGAGTGTAGCCAATGGAAAGGCCGTGTTTAAGGTCATTTTCTTTTGCTTGCTTAGCTAAGGCAAATCTCTCAAGGCCGCTTTGTACATTTAAATTTATTTGGCCTTTGACTTTAAGTCCCTTTTGCATTTCCTCCGCTTCCAAGTTGTAGCCTATTTGATCGTAAGGGTCATGGTTATTAAGAATGGGCCATTTCGGGCCTGACTCTTTTAGAAATTTTTTTGCGGCCCCGAATTCGATGATATCGCCTCCCTGGTCTTTATTGCCATAGGCGGCCGCATATCCGGAAAACTCGCCATAATTTCCGGTATCGTCTTTTATTTCCTTAATTTCCTCAAAGGCCAAGGCAATATTTTTTATTTCCATTTTCTTTTTATCAATTGGCATAAAATCCTTTATCGTTTTCTAAAAATCATGTAGCATACGCAAATGACAAAAAATGCAAATAGAAGGCCTCCCAAGGCAAAATAGTGCCATCCCACCCACATGAATAAAACCATGATCAAAAACATGAAAAACAAAAAGAAACCGTCCATAAATTTTAATCTCCTGTATTGTATGTTAAAACGCACCTACAATTTATAACTTCCTCTACTGGCCCCGATGGATCACCAGGCCCGTCCATGCCTTCGGGCCCTATGGGAAAAGTTTCAGATAAAGGCAATTCTTTACCGTCCATATTAGCATGAGAATCCCTAGTTCTTTTGTCATTGACCGCCACCCAAGTTTTAAACATGGTCACCTGATCCCTGTAAACCATTTGGATTTCATTTGCGGCCCCAAAACTTCCCGCATGGGCCGCTATGGTCGTTTCGGTCCTTGCTATCCTTTCGCTTAAATAGCCTGTGGAGTCCTCCATAATGGAAGGCCTTATTATATTTTGTAAAGTGGGAGCGTCTAGGTTTTCGTCTTGCTGGGTTATTTGGGCCATTCCCTCTTGAATATATTGATTTAGCCTTTGGTTCTGGCCCTTTTGAATATAAGTGAGCCTTGTATTCAAATTTTCTTTTAAAAACCTTTTGGAGAAATCTAAAAATAAATCAGGAGCATCCTTTGTTTCAATCTCAGGCCTTGACTCTTTGAAAGCATTTAGCACGTCTCCGGCAAAATCCCTCATTATGGCCAGGTAATTGGAAGTAAGGATCTTTAAAAGCTCCGATTCGTTTTCCGCCTGGATTAGCTCAATCAGGTTATGAATTGCGGAGTCGTCCTTTAGATTAATTTTTTCAAGTCCCATCAAAACCATTTCGTTTTCGGCCTTAAAATATTGTTTTATGTGAAAGCGAAAGCGTCTTTCATGGCCCAGCTTTCTTGTTTGAAAAGAGATAGCATAATTTTTTTTCGCTAGGTCGGATTTAAGATTAATGGCCTTAAATTCTTTTTGGGTCGGATCCACTGGCAAATCGGTGGGAATAGGCGCGGCCAAAAGCTCGCCTAAAGGCATGACGGTTGAAGGCACTAATAAGTCGTCGCCTCCTGGAAGTGGATCTTGATTTCCGTAGGCCCTTTTTTCATTGATGGTTAAAAATGAAAGATTTTCTAGGACTGAATAAATGGCCGTCTTAGTAGTCTCCAATGCATCTATTGAATCATAGTCGGGCTCAAATCTTAAATTGTCCCCGAAATAGGCCACGATATCCTGATTATATTTTCTAATAAAGGCTTGGGCATCGGGTAAAATTGTGGTTTCATAAAAATAGGCCTTGGCCTGTTCCATGTTATTAAAGGTTGAATGCACCCCTTCAAGGCCTAACATATAAGGAGGATATCCTAAAGCTAGGGCAATATCGGTCTTAGAGGTTTTTCGTGATTGAATATAATCCATCTCTAAAGGACTAAGTCCTAACTGCTGATAGTCCATGTCTTGAGGCAAAATAAAAACCCGTCCCACGCCTTGATCTTCTGATTCGGAGTTTAGAATTTTTCTTATTTCGGATCTCTGTATTTCAGTCAAGGCCCCGCCTAAGTTAAGATCACTTGATCTTAGTTTTAAAATCCCCTCAGGACGTCCCCTATTGGCCATTAAGTTTGAATTCCAATTTGCAGCGTTGTTCATTCCCATAACATCCAAGGCGGCCGCACTTAAAGGGGATAGGCCTTGGAAAGGGTCATTGGGATTGAAGTTTTTCCAATGGGAGATGAGGCAATCCCCTGTTAAGGGATCAACGTCAAATCGTTTTTCGTTTCCAAAATGGCGGCGAACATAGGCAACGGGCATATCGGCCAGGCGTGGAATTAAAAGAAACATCTCAAGGGGAGAGCGCGGCCATACTTGCAAAGGAAATTTACCGCCTAGAACATTTTCCCAATAAGTATTTCCGGTCAGGGCATAAAATCCATTTATGGTTTCAAGAAAAGAGGCCTTAGGCCAAATGGGATTTGGGTTTTCAAAAAGATCAATTGCTGGATGGTTTTCAATTTCAACTTTTTTTCCGTTTTTTTGAATCGAGTAAAGGCAATAAGGAATAGTTGAAAAGGCCTTGGCCCTCTGGCTTACGCAGTGATAAACAATGACGTTTTTGGAATAGCCTTCCTCGGAGGCCTTTTTTGCATCCCAGGTCTTATCATCATAGGTGTACCAATTGAGATTCTGGTAAACGGAAGTAGTTAAAATCTTAGCTTTTTGTGGAAATAAGGCCCATTTTAGCCTGGACAGGAAACCCATGGGCTTTTATCGGATAAATTTTAAAAATTATTTGCTTGACTCAATGTGGGATTTTAGTTTTTTCACTCGCTTTAAATGAATCTATTTTAAGATTATTCAAATCCTTTTCTAAATTTTTCAAATCTGATTCAAACGGATCTGAAGAATTAATTTTTTTAGTAGATTCCCATAATATTGCATCAATTAAACTTATAAGAGGGAATGATAAAAAAAATCCTTCTAAGAAATACTTAATTTTTGATTTTTTAATTTTTTCTTTCAGAAATTCCTATAGATAGTTCTCCAAAACCATCCACCCCTTGGACTCCCCAAAATCACGATTGCAATTAGGATCCAGCTCGTCACGGTCAAGGTATTTAAGGGATTCCCTGGCGTTAAAAACTTTTGGAAAATCCAAAATTTTACCTAAGTTGGAGAGCCAGAACCAATGTTCATTTTTTCTAAATTGAATGCGAAATTTTTTCCCATCGGTTAGGATTCTGAATTT